CTGAAGCGCTGTCCCATGATACTGCGCTGTTCCCAGTGCAATCGGAAGGAAGCAACAAATCCAGATCAGGTAGAACCAATCCGTCAGGATTGGTAGTTGATGAAATGCTAATCTTTCCTGTGGATATTGCCTGCAAAGCCATGTAATCGATACGCTTCATAAGGCCGTTACCCACGGCTTTAATATCATTGAAAAGAAAGTCCAGCAACTGTTGTTTTTTGGTCTGATCACTTACTGGCAAAGCTTGGAGTGTTAAGAAATTACGATAATCGCTTTCCTTCATTTTCCTACCAGTTTTAATAGCTGGAATTTCAGCGGACAGCGTGCTCATATCCGGCCGGCTTCTCCAAGGTGCGGGTGATTCGCGATCCACAACGGAAGCTGCGGATTCGATTCTTGATGCTCCGATCACTGACTTGTAGTCAAGTGTGGCCTGGGGAACATCCCAGTCAAAATAATTTTGGAACCAAGTAGGAGCGAACTTGTCCAAACTGTTGTCAATTACCATCTGCATTCTGGTGGCATATTGACCGAAGATTGATTTAATAGTGTTTGCCATTTTTTAGGTCTCCTACAGGTTTTAATATGATTGTGAGAAAATAATGTTTGATAATGCGGTTTGTACGGCTGAAGGATAACCGGGTGTGTATCGCCTTGCGTATACAGTCCCACGAACAACAATAGAAACTGAATCGTCAGATCCTACCACTTTCGAACTGAATAACAAGCCTTTTACAGTGACATCAAGTACGGCTGCACTTGCACCTGTCGCAGACGATTTGAAGAGAACATCACCAGCCGAAAGGGTTACAGCAAGTGTGGTACCTACGGTCAGCACATCATAATTTGCATTTGATGTATCGATCGCTGTGATGGCATACGCCTTACCTCCTACAACCTGAGCCAGATAATCACCAACGGCGAATGCGTGGCCTTTTTTCACCTGATAGGTGGTATCGGTGTTTGTTGCAGAGGAATACATTTGCGCAGTTTTCAGCAAGGTTGCGACCCTCGTGGCTTCATTGTAGCCGAATGGGGCGCCCTCTGGAATTGTGTAACCAGAAGTTAACCCTGTAGTGGAAAGGGTAAAACCTCCCTGTGCGTTTTCATACACTTTTTGAAACACCACAACTCCATAGGAGACTGCGGTTTTTACAGGCTGTAAACTCATTTTGAATTATTTTTTTGTGTCAGTAGTTTGTTTCCCCTTACTCGCCCATTCTTTAATATCGGCATCTACATTATCGGTTTTTACACCTGTCACTGGCGGTTTCGTAGCGGTGGCTAAGCCATTATTCACTAATTCCTGCTGGAACTCAGTATAATCACTTTCAACCTGCGAAATCCACCCATCGATGTCTTCTGATTTTTCAGGAAGCGATCTTCCTTTCCAATACGAAGCGGGGATGGCTTTCATTTTCTCGTTCCCTTTGATCGAATCAAGAATTGTGGTTTGAGTTTTATCTTTTTCAAGGCTGTTCACCTTGTTCAGAAGCTCTTTCAACAATTTGGCTGTTTCGTCTTCAGGTTTTGTCGGTTCTGAACCTTCGGTTGTTGATGAAGTTTGTTGCTGCTGTTGCTGTGCGGGTTTTCTGTCCTTGCTTTCCAAGGTCCTTAAACGATCATCGTCTTTTGCGACATCGGCAAATGGATAAATCTCGTTAAGTTCGTCCAGCTTGGCATCAATATCATTTTCATCAGTGATCTTTGGGCTAAGTTTATCCGCGATAGCGTTTATCCTTGCGTTTGACAGGTTTTTCACACCTAAAGTCGCGAGTTTGGCCTTTAGTTGTGCTACGATTTTTTCTTTCATAAAATAGTAAGTAAGAGAACTGAGGGTAAAACTATATGCGGGAAAATTGTGCGGGAATTATGAAACAGAAACTATGCGTTTAGTTTCTAAATTGAGTAGATTTATTGAATGAAAGAAGATGATCAAATAAAACCATCAGAAGCAATCTTTTTACCAATGGATGCAAAGGTTGAATACATACAATTTGGTAAGAACATTGCAAATGAATTGCGAATAGGTAATTGGCTTTTATATACCCCTGGGCCGGATAATGTCGAAATGCTTGGAGACAACGCTGACCTATTAAGTGCACTTCAGAAGGATGGTGTCCAGTTCGAGATAGGAAAGGTACAGGTAACCAGCTTGGAAGATGGAAAAGTAAATGGACTACCTAATAATTATTTTGCACCCATCCCATTAACTCCCGAAATACTTGAAAAGTGTGGGTTTGAAATTGCTCTAATTCATTTGCCATTTGCAAAAGTGTTGGTTCCTAAATCTTTGCCATTACAGGATAAATTGCATGTTGCATTGGAGCAAAAAACAGGGCCGACTTTTTTGTATAGACCATCTAATTTAAAGGTTAAATATCTCCACCAGCTTCAAAACCTTTACTTCGCTTTGACAGGAACTGAACTCGAAATAAATCTTTAATGCTCCACCGCGACGAAGACTTCCAAGAATGGCAACTGGCAGAAGCTGCGAAAGAATACATCCCCCTGTATTTAAGAAACCCTGAAGACAGGGTTTGCTATGTCGAATACAGGGACGTTCCTACCAATTCTATAAAGCATGTCAAGTTCGTATACCTGAACGACCAGTGGGTGTATGCGGATAATTCGCAATTTTCATAACTTTATACCATGGCGCTTCCTGACCACATACAGAAGATTGTTGATAAAATAATCGCAGGCGAAAAATTGTCCCGGGAAGAAGAGCTTATTTACTTCACTGAGGTGATGGGGTACACAAAAGAGGAGGCCTTGCGTGAGTTTGCCAAAATTGAAAACAAAAAACCAGGTTTGATCATCGACTGATCATCCAACCAAGTTCAAACATCATTTTTTCGATCACTTTATCCAGTTGCTCAAAATCCTTGTCTTCCCATTGAGAGAGAAATTTACCCTCCTTTCGCTTTTGTAGTTTCGACAGCTGTTGTTTAATTGTTTTCGAATCACTTCGCCTGGCAACAAACTGGCTATATGCACGTGCCCATATTTCTGCGGGATCAAGATAGTAATCCAACATTTCCTTACCGTAATCTGAAATGGGATAATTCTGCCCCTCAATTACCATAACGCCGGTTCTGTTCATTTCTAAAAAGTCCTTGATGTTTTGCGTGCTGTTGGCAGCTTCCATTACATCGAAAAGTGGTGATGTTGTTTTTACCGATGCAAATGACCCTGGTCTTCCGATTGCATACAAATCGAAATAGTGGCCCATTTCATGGATGATGCTTAATTCCGGGTGTGGTGATTGTTTTGAGACGTTGATAGCAACAGGTATCTGCTGCCCAATAGCGCTGAAAACAAATTGTGCGCTTTCGTTTTTCTTGTCAATTGGATAGAATGGAATATTTAAAAGGTTCCCATCGCCGTGTACTGAATCGATGGCGTTTAGCGCATGCTCTACTGAACCTCTGACATCACCAGATATTTTGGTGAATTGTGGACGAATGGCTTTACCAGATGGTTTTGTGTCGCTTAACGGTGTTGGATTATCTTCTGAATTTCCTTTCCCGCGGCTGGATCGGTTTGGAAGGTATTGCTTGTTGTCAGTGTACCAGTACGGTTTAGACTTCCATCCATCTATTCTTTCTTGATTATTCTTTACCCAGTTGTTGAATGCTGCCGGCGGCTTCTTAACCAATAAATGATCGGGGACATTTGGCTGCTCCCCTGCCAGGATCTGGTCTTCAATCTTGTTATATTCTTCATCCGATAACATTTCGGGTACCTGGAAGCATATACACTGCACATGCCATCCCTTAAACTTAAAATCCTTTGGATAAACACCTGCCAAATGATCGCAGATATCAAACTTTGGGTGGTTGTCTGAAGTTTTAACACGAATGCCGGTGACAAAAGGCAGCGTCTGCCATCTGGCAAAATCAGCACTGCGATAAGAGATATTATTTTCACTCCTGGATAGCCGAAGCGCATTTTTATAAGACGACCGGTACACACCTTGCCCTGGTTTGTAGTTTCTGGCACTTTTGGACAACACTAGCTTCCCTTCGTCATTCTGTACGCGTCGAAATAGCCTATCTGGATCGATCAGGTACTTCTTTAGCTCCGTTGCCATGGACGTGGCAGATTGTCCTTTGCTAATGGAAAGGCCCAATGCCTGTTCCATTTCTTTTTTGAAAGGGTTCAATGTATTCCAAACACGATCGCTCAGTTTCAGGCCCTTTTCTTTACGATTTACAAATTCATTATAGGCCTGCTTATTTGGATCGTAAAGAATCTGACGTCCTTTGTCAGATGGTTTTTTGCCAGCCAATCGCTTATCGACTATGAGATCATTTTTTTTATTGGAAAGCGCCCAGGATTGTTCTACGGATTTTAATATCTGCTGGTAAATGCTTTTATGCATTTGATCCATGGTAGCGTCAATCTGTTTATTCAGTAGAGGGTATAGACTCAGTGAAAACGGTTTATTTTTCGGTGTGGCTAATGATGCCGCAAATGAGATTTCAAGCATAGCCTCCTCATAGATCTGCTGTATTTGCCTGGCAAATCGTTTGATAGCTTTTCGATGCAGCTGTTCATATATGCTGGTAGGATCAGTGGGCATTATACCGCCTGCAGTTTTGACTTCAGTTTAAAATGTTCAGCAACTTTCCTAGCTATCCTACGCTCAGACATTGACGCATGCCCCAAAAGTGTTTTCATAGCATGATCAATTATAACCTGCACAGTTTCATGCGGGATGATATATCGATGCAGTCCATCGATAACGAGACCAGCTCTTCGCTCGAATTCCTTTCTTGCAACTTGTTCGAAAGTGTTCTTTATCATACAGCCTTCAACATTTTTTTAAGCTTGAAGTATTCTACAGTCTTCCTTGCCACCCTTTCTGGCTTCATGTCAGCATGCTTCACGAAGGTTTGTGTAACAAAGTCGAAAACCGCCTGCATCTTTTCGTCAGGTATAATCCATCCATCCCGACCTAAGATGTCGGCTACAGTCCAAACTCTAATTTCAAGTTGGCTTTTTGCGCGTTCAAACTTTGTTGGCGGCTCGGAGGCGGATTCTTGAATCTTCTTTTGCAAATACTTCCCCCTTTCCCACAACAAAAAGGCAAACAGGCCGGCAAGAACAATAGTTCCTAAGATTGTCAGTAGTATCATGATATTTCTTTTTTAAGCAGCGTTCATTGTTGAATCAAGTCCTCCAGCGCTATTGTTAAGATCATCAGCCTCCTTTTTTATCTGTTTCATTTCAGCATCAGGATCTGTGATGTATGGGTTAACCTTTACTGCAGACATCTTCGACATAATACCACCGGTTACAGCTACAGTAAGCGTTTGAATGATCTCGTCGATATTCTTTGGCAGGAAATACTCGAACACCGGAGTTACTTTCATTTTCAATGCTGATGATAATGGTTGCTTTTTGGTCCCATTGTCTCCTTCAACTTTTAATGTCCCAAGTTTTGTGAGTGCTGCCATCAGGAAATTTATCCGCCGTTGGATGCCCTCGCCAAAAGGACCTGCATTTTTTGCAGCTTTTAAGTGTGCTCCCATAAACATGAACTGAAGTGCAAAGCCAGATGTTTGCCCAATTCCTTTCAATGCTTCAAAAGATATATCCGGTGTATCGGTGCAGGCGTGAATAAACTTCAGCAGGTTTTCGATCTCCATCTTTGTTGATTCCGGCGCATGGTCCCAGCTCAGGTAATACGCTTTTGAACCTATAGCGCCGACAAGAACCTTCCCATCATCGCCTTTCGATGCCATGCTTTGAAGGTCACCCTCTACGAATACTATTGGTGAATCGAAGTAGTCGTTAGTATTGGCATGCCTTGATTGTTTGATCTCCAGTCTTTCAATCATTGGTTGAACACTATGCCACTCAGTAAACTCCCTTTGATAGATGATCATTGGAATTTTGCCTATGGGCCACGATTCGGGCGTGAATGTCCACCCACCTTCACCTTTCACACCTCTATATGTTACATCATCCGTGTAAATATCCAAGTGCTCTTCCTGTTTAGTTTGATCATCGCCTACTAAAAGAAAATAACCACGAGCGCCCGCAATCAGATCGCCGCCCTGGTCGAAAATTGGAATGATCACGTCCCCGAAGAAGGGAGACAAGAGTTTCATACGCAGCTTAAACTTAGCATCAATACCCTCTACATCACTCCAGTATTCGTCACTTGCATCATCGGTATACCATAACTCTGCGCAGATTGTTGCAGCCATCCACTTTTCCGCTTCATCCTGATGTTTGAAATCGAGTTTATTATCCTGCCATGTTTTTTGAAGCGCAGCAAGTAAAGCCTCTTGATCCGCTCCATCAGGGGTGGCGCTTAATTTGATCGGATTTGCACAAAGGAATGCAGCAGCTCTGGAAGCGATCATTTGCTGCAATGGTATTGGTATCCTGTTCACGGATTCGGTGTTTATAGTCTCCCCCTTGTCGTTTTTGATCTCTTTGTCTGGGTAAGCCACTTTGTCAACCATAACCTTATGTTGATAGGGATCATATTGATCAAGGATTTGTTTCTGCGTTTCAACGCTGAGCGGCCTTAATCTCATTATCTGAGTGTATGCGTCTTCTGGGGCCGCTATAATAAGTGTGATCAGTTGCTGTTTTGTCATCGTCTTAAAATTGAAGCTGCGTTAATACTATTGTTTTGGCCTGACGGCATTAAGTGTCTCTTTACGATGGCCACGATAATATCAATATACTCATCATGGTCTCCATTAGGAAAGGCAGATATCTGATCTAAAAATTCGTCGTTCCATGCACCTTCATGAAGTATAACCTTCCCGGTCTCAATGATGGCAGACACCGAATGCGCATTTGTTACTTTATCTTCTTTCGGCGGTTGCGATTCTAGTATATTCAGGTTGGTGGAGCGTTTTGCCATTTGAACAATGGATTTGCCTGACGCCTTTGGCTCAATCCATATCCGAGACCGGCCATCATAGCCTTTTTGTTTTGTATAAGCTGGTACCCATTCCAATAGTTCTGGAAACTCCTTATAAACGCTGATTGCGTGCGTGATGAATACCTGGTTGTTTTCAACGTAGTACGGGATCATGCCGGTAGGGTCATTCATGCTATTGGCGGTGTACGCAGTATCGCCTTGAAAGTTTACAACCATTCCATCTGGCGCCCTATCTCTTCTGATTACTTGAAACCAATGCTTTTTCCAGATACCTCCGTCTTCAGGTGATGGGCGCTGTTGCATTTGGCCGGCATATCCATAGGATCCTAGTTCTGTTTTCTTTTTTACCAAAGTGCTGATCGAGAATCGTTTCGGATCAAACAACCCGTCAACATACTTTTCCTTTAGCAATTCAGGTTTGATATTATTGGAAACTTCTGCCGGTATGCAAATATGTTTGATGCGAAGCCCCTCCTTTTCCTTGGCAAGCAAATATCCTGTAGTGTCCTGCTGATGAAGCCTTTGCATGACAACGATGGTGACCGTCATTTCTGCGCTGACATCACGAGAACCAAGCGTTTCAGATACCCATTTGTTTGCCCGGTCCCTTTCGACCTTAGAATAGGCGATTTGTGGACTCATCGGATCGTCAATAATCTTTTGGTGTGCGTGGATACCTGTAATTGCTGATCCTGTTGATGTCGTGTATCGCTCTCCTTTTAAGCCATTTTTAAAATGGGTTTTCCCGCCAGATGATTCTTCTACCAGATGAGGAAAAAGCCTTTTAAACTTATCGGACTTGTAGATGTTGTAACTCTTTTCTGCAATGTCTTCTGCCGGCGTTGAAGCGTACGATCCGCAAATGAAACGCTGAGTAGCATCAATAGTCCAACACCATATCGGGTACATTTCGGAAATAATCGTTGATTTTGAGCTACCAGGAGGGACGTTGATCAGATAATAGTCGTATTCCTTTGGCTCTCTTCTCGCCACCCGCATTCCAATCTCCTGTAGTTCATTACACAGGTATTCGATATGCCAGTTCCATACAGGTTCTTCCGCAATGATTGTGTCCCAGAAGTATTTTACAAACTGGTAAAACGACTTCTGAGTGATTGCTGACCACAGCGATTCGTAGGTCAGATTATCCTTTAACTTCTGTATCGTCGACGTGTCTTGCAAGTTCAAGTAATGTTTCTAGTGGCACATTTGAAAGGTTGATTTTAGCTCCTTTGTTCAGGCTCTCCCCATCGGTGGTATGATCGATCTTCTCGCCGTATTTCTTCGGCTTCAACTTAGAGGCTATCCATTTCCGAGCTTCAACCCTCAATTTGCTTCTGGATGTCCATTCTTTATTTTCAACGGTGTACTCCTGATCCCCCTTCGTAATTGTCATAAAGTCATTAGTCCCATCATCGGATATCTCAAGGATCTCTTCTGCCAGAAAATCCGCCTGCTCTTCCTTCGCGCGCGCGTATTGGTTAAGAAAGTCTTCGTTACTCCTTAGCCACGTCATCACCGTAACTACGCTTGGCATGTCTTCGGGTGAGCATATTGTTTTGAGGGACTTTGAAGTAGTGGCAATTTCCGCGCAGATTCTGTCTGCGATTTCCTGAGTGAATGAACTGGGACGGCCGATCTTCTTTGGTTGCCGCTTCGCCTCCGGCAGCTTTTTCTTTAGGGCTTTTGCGGGTTGGCTCTTCTTGGATGTATTTTTCTTATTCGCTGCCATTGGTTAGCTTTTCAATGATTGAATTCACGTTTTCTGCAAAATCTTCGTAGGATTTTTCCCACAAGACTACCTCCCTGATGTATTCTGAAATCTTATTTTTTTTAACCTGCAGCAGGTTTGAAAGGCTTTTTGATAACCCTACACGGTCAAGTATAAGATCATCTGCTGGCTGCTGGAATAATTGCGGGGCATAGATGTGGAGAATTACGGCAACGAAAGTTCTTCTAACGTTGACTAAGCTGGATTTGTGAACGGGCCCTATGAATTCCTGCGGTCGGATATCCAGAACCTTGCAGTAATTGATGAAATACCCGGGTATTTTAGAGTAGTCCGTTTCGGTGGGCTCTATTTTCGGAAGATATTGAGATATCAGTTTGTGGGCTATCTCGGGTTCTTTTTGAATAAATAACTTCCCCAAATAAGCATAATGCTTTCTGGTGAAAGGCGCTGTGGCTGATAGCATTTAGATTTGAAGATGGTGGAATACGAAAATAACATCTGTAACCCGCCTCTTCTGAAGTAGTTGCCAACGTTTTTAGTAATCTAGCCCGAGGATGGCGTTTACTGCTTTGCGTTGAAACCATGAAAGCTTCAGATAACGGGAATACACTTCGTCCGGAGAAACCTTTGGTTCAAAATAGTTCGGGTCTGATATGAATTGTTGCAGGTCCTTAATGTGATAAGCCCTCGCTATTTTAACAAGGGTACCATGAGGAGGTTCTGCCCTGTCTTCTTCATATGATCCGAGAACAGACCTTTTTATGCCAATGGCGCTGGCAGCTCCTTCCTGAGACCAGCCTTTCAGTTTACGTGCTTTCACAAGGTTCTGAGAGAATATTGATTTTTCTGACATAGTTCAGATTTTTAAAGTTTTATCAGGCAACTTTCAATCCTGTATACTTTTCAATTCTTGCTTTTACAGCCTGCATTAATACTTCCTGGTTATTGTCTTTCAGGTCAATTGCCTTCAGCATATCCTCATCCATGGTGTTTTTTGAAATTAACCGGTTGTTGATCACGTTATGCTGTTGACCCTGACGGTCAAACCTGGTAACTCCCTGCTTGTATAACTCAAGGCTCCAATTAGGAAGCGAGAACCACGCAAGGTTATGACCTCCGGCCTGAAGGTTCAAGCCGTGGCCAGCACTGGCAGGATGCGCCAGCATGAAAGGAACTGCACCTCGGTTCCAGTCGTAGATATCTGCGGATCCTTTCAACTCTCTCGGGTTGTATTTCCGAAGATGCTTTTTGATCCTCTCTAAATCGTGTTTGTAGGAATAAAACACGAAGAACGGTTTGCCGTTTGCCACATCAAGTAATTCATCCAGTTCATCGATCTTCTCGTTATGTACCTCGTAATAACTGCGGTCTGCGGTGTATACCGCACCGTTAGCAAACTGCAACAACTTGTTCGTTAGTGCTGCAGCATTCACAGCAGATATCTCCTCGAGGTCCTCCAAAGCAAGGATCTGTTCCCGCTCAAAGTCATCGTACTGTTGCTGGATCCTGAAAGGAAGTTTTACATCGATATTCCGGTCGATCCGTTCAGGCAGCTGCAACCAATCTTCCGTCTTCATGCTTATGCAGATATCGCCAATCTTGTCATAGATCTCCTTTTCAAAAAAGTCATTACCCATCAGGTCATCACCATTACGCAGGTTATAGTCATACACGATATTTCCGTTTCGGTTGCCCGCTGTAAAGTATCTTTCTCTAAAACCTGTGATAGTTTTACCTAATCGTTCGCCCTGGTCAAGCAAATAGATCTGCGGCCACAAATCCAACAAGCCGTTAGGAACCGGTGTTCCTGTAAGGATCACTACACGATCGATCTTTGGCCGGATCTGCCTCAACGCTTTGAATCTTGCTGCTTTAGGAGATTTGAATTTTGATGATTCATCGATCACCAGCGTGTCAAACGGGAACGCGCCCCCGTACTGCGCTACCAACCAAACTACATTTTCACAATTGATTACGTAGATATCGGCTTTTGCTTTCAGTGCTTCCTTGCGTTGTTTCTCTGTGCCCAGGACTTTTGAAATTTTCAAATGCGTCAGGTGATCCCACTTCTGCGACTCAGTTGTCCAGACTTCATCAGCAACCCGCTTCGGTGCGATCACAAGCACTTTACTGATTTGGCACATGTTAAACATCAATTCATCAATAGCGGTGAGAACGGTAACGGTTTTGCCTAAGCCCATTTCCATAAGCAGGCCGCTGGCTCTATGTTCGATCACATGCTTTATTCCGTGTTCCTGGTATACGTGTGGTTCGAATTTCATTTTCTGATCTTGTTTAAAAATTCATCTAGTTTTTCATCTGTATCAAGTACATCAACTTCAAACCCTAATTTTTCGAATAACCTTTTTACAACTGCCTGTCGCACTCCTAGTTTTTTCCCGGTTGATTTCATCTCGGCCCAAAAGAACTTTCGACCTGGCATCAGTACCAATCTATCCGGCAAACCTCTGAACCACGGCGAAGCAATTTTAATTGCCAATCCGCCTGATTTCTCAACTTCCCTTTTGAGTCTTCGCTCTCTTCGTTTTTCATCTGCCATGATTCAAACTTTAGGGGTGTTCCACCGTTCCACTTCTTTTAAACACTTTACGCGTGTAGGCGTGCGTGAGCGTACACGCACCCGTTTTTCTCTCTATTCTCTCTGTTTTAATTTTATTATTATTTCTGTGGAACACTTGGAACACTTTTGTTTTTAATTGATTTTTAGTTTTTTAAGTGTGTCTAAGGCCGTACCGACGTTGGAACACTTGGAACACTTATAAATTTTTAGGTGTTCCAGTGTTCCACCTGTGTCACACCTCCGACACACTGTCTTTTTCAAAATCTTGCATGATTTCTTTCGGTATATCAACACGCATATAACCTCTGCGCTGGGGGCCATAAACACCGTAGCGTTTGCGATCCAAAACCTCTTCCCATTCATCGAGATTGCGCATGATATTTCTTATCACGTTAGCGCTTTTTTCGTCAATGCTGTCGTTCCTGCGAAGACCTATTTCCCAGATTTCCTGCACGCAAACACGGGTTCTATAAATCGTTCCCTCTGGCTGAAGTTCATCTTCAGTATGGATAAAAGCAATTCGATCATACTTGCTCATGTGGCTCCAATTCTCAGGAAGTTGACGATCTAAAAACTGATGAATTAAGCCGGTCCACGGATGTTCTTCAGTGTGCAGGCGCTGAACATATTTCGCCTGTTTTTCCAACTCTTCCGGCAGATAAAGCGACTCACGTTTTTTGTATAGGTAGTAAGCTTCCGCCCAAATTTGATCGACTTCGTCTTCGGTCAGATCACTGAACACGTTTTTAACAACTGGCTTCACGTCAATCTGCACCGGCCAGAATCTTCTATTACCGGTCTGTCCTTTCAGGAAATCGCTTTTATTTGTTGTTGCTACGAATACACATTGACGTGGGAAATTCTCAACCCTGCGTCCGTACGCTTGCCTGTAGCGATCTTCCTGCGCAGATATAAAACCTTTCACTCTCTCAACTTCTGCTTTCGCCATTCCCGCTAGTTCTCCAATCTCGATGAACCAAACACCGCGTATCTGTTCATAGGCTTCTTTGCCTTGCAGCATGTGCAGGTTGAATGTATCAGTGAACCATTGCCTTCCCAACGCTTTTAAAAGAGAGCTTTTGCGCTTTCCTTCCTCACCTACCAGCGTAAGAACATTGTCGAACTTTACGCCTGGTTGAAACACACGGGCTACTGCAGCAATTAATGTTTTACGAATGATGGCACGAGTGTATTCCGAATCCTCAGCACCCATATAGTCAACCAGCAGTGAATCAACCCGGTCCTCGCCGTCCCAATCCAAACCATTGAGGTAATTTCTTACCGGGTGATAGGTGTGTCTGGCGTAGATAACACTCATTGCTTTTTCCAACTTCGCAGTAGAGATGTCGTACGTCTTTTCGATGTGAGCTTCTATATTGTGATCATCGATATCAGTAATAAACCTTGATGAATTATCAACTTTACGCCATGGAAGATGTCTGCGGAAAACAGGCCGTTGTTCAAATTCATCGTAAGCAATATTGCTTTTGAATATCGGGTCGTTCTCCAGGATAAGAACAAGATTGTTGATCGTAGGATAATAATTTCCTTTTTTGTCAACGTCCATTTTACTTAACCAGGTATCATCTACAACCTCGGGCATTTCAATTTCAATAGTGAAATCCTGCTGTGCTTCACTTATTTTCTCAGAACCGATTTGATGACGGACCTTTTCATCCTTAACAGCAAATTCCTGCATAGATAAAAACGAAGGCAGTTTATTACCTGGTGTTCCTTCCCTTACATCTTCGTCCTTTAAACCGAATTTGTGGATCCGGACAAGATCGAAAGCGTTACATAGTTTTCCAGATGTAGGATCCGTACCATGGTGTGAATAAGCGAATTTGTCATCGTAGGTAACAAGACCTGCTGAAGTGCTTCCTTCTTTGAATGTGTAGCGTCCTTCCACATCGCAGGATTCGTAAACGTCAGAGAGAAACAACTCAATCACTTCATGTATTGTATAGGTTCTGCAGAAAGCGCCAATAACACCCGGCTTATCCAAAGGATCGCCCTGCTTTTTGATTGCCTGTCCGATCACTGATCCCTCGCGTTCACTCACCGGCCATTCGCTTGAATCTGTCCAATCATGATACGTGTTCAATACTTCATCAGCATTCAGCCAATCGCCATCCTGGTAATGAAATTCAAACTCTCCATCCTTTGAAGTCGAAGGCCAATACATTAACCTTGTTGGCTGGTAGGTTGTGTGATCAAATAACTCAATACCTAACTGCCCCGCGATCCTTCGTGCGATCGCCATATACTCATCGATCATCACTTCGCGATCTAAGGGAATTATCAGACGATAACGCGGTGTTTTTATACTATGCTTGTGTGTCGAATACATTGCAGCAGCGCAGTCGTGGATCAGAATAAAATCATCCCACAGATCCTTCGTCGCAAAATCGACGTCGAGGGTAATCAGCTGGCGGTGCACGACCGATCCGTTTTTTCTCCTGCCTCCGCTAAGGTATCCACCCACAAAGCCGCCAATGTCCTTAATTTCATCCTGGCGATGCTTTTTACTGGCCAGGTATTCAGTGTACGTTTCAGCAGTTCGGTGCGTCTCAGATACCTTTTGGACAAAATCCGTCCACGACATTTGCTTGTTTTTCCAGGACGTGTCTCTTCTATGCTTACCGATCGCTATATCGAAACTTCCGTCGTGCAGGATATTTACTTTGGACATACTTTCTTTTATAAAATATTATCTTAAATCAGTTAATTTGGTACTAACGTTAACAGTTAAGCGCAAAAAAATTTAATTGAAATACCTGAGCGCCTGTTCACCTATCCATCTTCCCATAGGTACGGGAACACCGTTGCCGATCATCTTATATGCATTTCGGGAAGTTGTTTCAAAATGATAATCATCAGGCACCCCTTGAAGTCTTGCATATTCCCGAACAGTGAAAGGTCTTACGCCGTGTTTCGCGTTTCTATCCTTTACGAGACGTGTACTTAAATCTTTAGAATAGTGAGCTACGCAGGTAGGCGCCATTGCTCCCGGATCGTCAGGATCAACAATAATTGGCAGATCTCTATAACCTCCCTTTAGTCTTTTCTCAACGTAGTCAGGCAGGTCGTACTCAGGTTCTTTTTCCAGTATGTCTTTTAATCTCGGTTTGTTGTTGATCTCAGAAGGAGCTTGAATATGGAACGGCTTGCGTGTGCCGATTATGATAAGACGTTTTCGTCTTTGCGGAAGCCATAGAGCAGCATCGACCGGACAAAAAACAGTAATATAATAATCCGGTAGTTTAGTGATCGCCTCCATTACCACCTTAAATTTTCTCATACCTGGTACATTCTCCGCTACAAACATTTCAGGTCGTTCTAATGCTAAGTGCCTGAATCCATGCAGATACAATTCATCTCCGGTCCTAGCTCCATGAATGTCAGCGATGGCAGAATATTTAGTGCAAGGCCAAGTAAAAATGTGAATATCGGAGCTCGGCTGATCCAGTACTGTAGCGGACGTGATATCTTTCGTAACGATGTCATGCTGAAAATAATTTCTATTCCGTTGCATGATCCTTGTACACTCAGGATCTATCTCAATAGATTGAATAATATTGACTCCTGCCTGAACAAAACCGATTTCCATAAGTCCGGCTCCTGAGAAATAACCTTTCGCTGTCGGAACGTACATAGCTTCTTTAATTAGTTTTTTGTTGCAACAAAAAGAGTCCGAAACCGTCTGCCCCCATTAACACCAAAACCAATTAGCGTCTCCTTACAAGACGGATTTTTAGTTTTTAATTTGATTAATAGGCCGGTTCGGACTTTGTGTCTCATACAGCTTTCAGCTTTCTCACTTTTAAACGATCAATAATTTCAAGCGGCGTAAGAAGTTGGTAAGCCTCTGACAAAGCTTCCATGATCATATCATCCATGATACCAGGCGACCGGTATTCGATCGTTCCTATTTGCAGATCGAAGTCGGTTTTCTTCATTAGTACATCGTAATCGTACTTCAGTTCTTCTATCTCTTCATCCTTCTCTTTGAATTTATCGTCGAGGCCTGTTTTTAATTCCTCCATTTCATCTTTCGTTTCTTCACGTTCAGTTGCGATATTTCCTTCAATAGCTTCCAAAAACTCAAGAGCCTCTTCCTGGTTAATGTCTTCAATGATCGTATCTACTGAAAGGATCGAGCGCAGGTGCTTGATGTTTTCATCGAGTGAAAGAATTTTCTTTCCTAACGTCATGTGCGCAGCGAGTGTTTCAACTCCGGTTCTATACAAATTATCTTTTACAGTTTTCTTCTTTGGCATAACGGATCAATTTTGAATTAACATGAACTCTTTATAGATATCGTTGAATTGCTTTGCTGCATACTCCGCTAAAGAGCTATCACGGAAGCAAAGGCGGGAGCCGACATTCGAGTCGTGGTAGCCGTAGTAGACGTCATACAGACGAAAGCCAGAACCCTGCATAAAGAACCAGGGATAATGTTTTTCCTCACTATCGTCATCCCAATCAGGTATCCATCCTTCATTCAGAGCGGATGTAATTACAATCAATTTGCAGTAAGCATTTATAGAGCTGATATGCTTATCCAGGAACTGGCTGTGTGATGAATGCAGCACGTCTGCAGGATCAATCCCTAAAACTGTACAGGCGTCTTCAAACGATTTTACTTTATCTGTGATGTTCTCAGGAACAATTTTACCGAACAGCGATTCAAGCAATTGTTTGCCTTTATCATCAGCTTTTGTGAAGGCACTTAGCACTTCAGATCTGGAAGGTGTTTGTAATTCTTGCATTGTTATAGTTTTAATCTTTTTTATAGTAAAGTGTTTCGTAACTCTCTGCTTTGAGCGGTAGTCCTTTCGCCCAGGGAATTGGAGTTCCCATGATTCTGTCAACTTCTTTTGTGGATCCTTTGCCTTCCGGCATTTCCATCACAACTTCATCATGCACATGCATCACTATTTTATAACCGGTTCTGTGCAGTCTTAAAATCGCATCCGCTAGTACATCCCTTGCAACTGCCTGTACAATGTTCTCGACAAGCTTACCGCCGTAGGTCTGTTGTAAACTCCATTGCTTTGTTGTTTGATCCATTCCTTCGTAGTACAGTGACATACCTCCAAACTTGTTTGCTCTAAGCTGTGGTTTCAAATAAGAAAGCCTTCTTTTGCTGGGAAGTTCAATGAAGAGAATTCCTTTTTCCTTAATGAATCGTATGCCGTGTGAAATGGATGTTGGACCGTCAGTCATTGCGTTTAGTGCAGCATCTTCAACAGTGTTCCAGTAAGCAACGATCTTTTTATTCGCCTGGCGCCACATGGCAACAAGCTTTGGAAGTTCCTCTTCCGGAATGCGTTTTTCTTTTGGTGTTTTATTCCCGATCTCAATTCGTATGATAGCAGCAGGTCCGCCCTGGTAACCAAGTGCCAGCTCTGACATTTTTCCTTTTTGCCTGAGATCACTTCCTTTCGTTACGGATTCAATCGGCACTTTGAACATTTGCGATGCAGAGGCTTCATAGATCTTTCCATGCGTGTTAAATACATCGAGTCTCCATTTTTCACCCGATAACCAGGCGATCACTCTTGCTTCAATGGCTGCAAAGTCAGCAACGATAAAACGGTGACCTGGTGAAGCAACAAAGGCCGTGCGTACAAGCTGAGACAGCGTATCAGGAACAGAATCGAATAACAGTTCGAGCGAATCAAGATCACCGGCTCTCACCAACTGCCTTGCGATATCAAGGTCCTGCATCTCATTACGCGGAAGGTTTTGCACCTGTACCAATCTTCCTGCCCACCTGCCTGTCCTGTTAGCGCCATAGTATTGCAACAGTCCTCGAACACGGTTGTCGGGACAAATCGCTTTTGTCATGGCAACATATTTCTTCACCGAGGTTTTGGACATTTCCTGTCGCAGCTCCAAAACTCTTTTTACGGTAGGATCAGTAATTGCGTCAATGGATTCCGCTATCGATGCTTTATTTAAACTCGGCGCATCTACCCCTTCATTCAGCAACCAATCTTTTAACTGCGCAACACTATTCGGGTTAGAAAGCCCTGTTATCTCGACAGCTTCCTGCGTTAATAGTTGCTGGTGCTGGTAATCGAGTTTAATAGCGTTGTGAACAAATTCAGTATCTACAAGGATGCCAGTATCGTTAATTGTTTGATCAATATGCCAAAGAATTTTTTCAGTTGTCGGAGGTTCAAAGAATGCGATCTTACCGCGAATAGCCTGTTCCACTTCAACATCTTTTACGCAGTATGCTTTGAACTGGTTCCATTTTTCAGGATTGTGCTGCGGCAGGTTCCTGGTTCTTCCGCCATTTACTTTTGTAGGCTTGCAGGGAAGAGAGAAATATTTGATCAGCGCTTTACCTGCTGCATCTTTTTGCGCTTGCAGTTTGAGGATCTTCGCCACAGCTTCCAGAGACAACGGGAGTCCAAGCATGGTAGATTTTGCCATGGTGCACTCCCATTGATCAACAGGAAGAGACAGTTTGAAGTGTTTGCGAATACAAACACGTTCGAAATTGGCGTTGTGGGCTGTCTTTATTATACTCGGGTTAGTAAGTGCGTAAAGAATATGCGAAGGCAGTTGTTCGCCTTGTGCCAGGTCAACGATTTCAACAGGGTCGTTATTGAGAGAATAAGCAAACATCAGGATCTCGAAATCCGGTGCTTCCACGTAGCGGTATACACCCGACTTTGTAAGGTCAATTGATGAATAAGTTTCGATATCGATTCCTAGTGTTTGCATTGAATAAGTTGTTTGCCCCTGTAAAGGATTCGAACCTTTACAAGCACCATTCAGGGAATTAAACCAATACGCCTCCTATCACCTCAATGCTTGCATTACAAGTGGTGTATTGCGGTTCGTCATTGACAAAATAACCGTGTCCACTTGCAGCCAGTTTCAATACTGGTGGCTGCGTTTTGTTCATGTTTTGCTGTACCAGTCCAATCAAGTGCGGAAGAGCCGCATCATATTCCGTTTTTGAAGGCCCGGTTAAAGTTGCGCTCTGATCTTCCAAAGCCTTAACGATCTTGTCTGGATTTCCGATAAAATATGCTGACCATGACATAATATTTGCTCTGTTACCTATACACAGAAAGGTTTTATTTATCTTTCTCCGGCTTCTTTTTTAAGTGCATCCAGGTTATCAATAATGTACCTTCTTACTTCATCATGATTACAACCTTCGTTGTATAACCAAAGCAGGTATTTGGCAGGCACATCGACCATAGCTTTGCCTCTGTATTTGCCAAACGGCATTGGTGAATTATCAGTGAGCGTTTGAGTAGTCATGTTAATAAGAATAAGGTTGATAGCCTAGCGTTGCTTGAATGAAAGTGTCAGCTTTCAGGTGCTTCTTTTCATCACTATTGCACGTGCAACATTTAGAACACTCCTGACAGTTGTCGCATACTTCAGTCTTATGATGCCCGTATCGCTGACCGCAACCGGGACAAGAGATTTGTTCCTTTGGAACTCCATATTGTTTATCTATATCGTGTTTGGACATAAAAGGAGTTTTAAAAAGGGAGCAGAGTAGAAACTCACTCCCGTATTATGAGAACATTGTTTAAATCAGATCATCATCTTTCTCGGCAACCGCTTCGAAATCATCTTCTGCTCTGCTGCGTCCTCCGAGAGGTTCACCGTCAGCAAGCTTCTGAATATTGTTCAGGCCTGCACCGATGCCTTTGTTTCCGTTTTTGTTGAACGGATAAAGATTGATGGATGCACGAACGTAACAGCCGCTGTACAGATCCGCTTGATCCAGAATAGGATTCATATCCTTGTCGACAAGACCAGGCTTTTGTTTACACTTCACGTTAATGAAGTAGTGACCTTCATACGTTTCATCACCTTCTTTCTCTGTGTCGCCATCGCGAAGAGGAAGTTTCAGGTTGGCAGTCTTGCCGCCGAATACTTTTGTTTTCCCGTTCTCAATAGCGTTTTTCTCAGCGGCTTTGATCTTGTTAATCGTCACCTTGTCCGATTTCGGGATCAATAGAGCGCAGGAATAAAACTTCTGTCCGCCATCTTCCATTGATGTAGGTTCGAACAGGTGTGCGTAACTCAGTCTGCATTTGCCGGTTACGACTTTGGTTGATTGTTCTTTTACTTCAGCCATTTTTCTAATTTTTAAATGTTTACGATTTATATTTCTGTTTCGACGTAAGCTTCTTCAAAGTCCTTGCGTGCAGCGTCCACACTATTCAATTCCTCACGCTTATCACTAAGCGGCGCAAGTGTTGGTTTGCCTTGTGGTTTGATAATTAGATCGGACAACACGAGAGAAAATTCTTTCTTGCCGATCGCTTTCTCCATTGCGGTAATACCAAGCAATTCACGTTTGTAAATGAGGTCTTCAGCAAAACCTTTTTCAACCAGGCGTTGAGCGACTGCAGTATCATCGGAATAAGTCCTGTTGCTTCTGCCTTCCACCAGCTTAAAGCCTGGCCACTTCTTACCATTCAACACGGACTCACTCAATGCGTATTCATTCACACTTTTTAGCCAGCTGGTGAAGTTTGCAGACCTTGCAAGAATGTCCGCGATCTCTTCATCCGTTAATAATTCAGGAGTAGCAAAATCGTGACGTGCGATCTCGAGATTGTAATCAGCATTTGCCTTGCAAACTGCTTTTGCTTTACAGAACTGGCAGTGTGTACCTGGTTCAAATTCACCTTCACCAGCAAAGGCGAGAGCTGCTTTAGGTTTTAATTCTAATTCTGCCCAGGTGAGTAGATCATCAACTGATATTTCAAACGTTGAGAAGTTATCGATACGTGGTTGAAAGATCGTCATGCGAACAGTATCGATATCGTAAGCGAAGATGAATTCCTTCAAAGCGCCTAATGCATATAGCATCATTTGCTTATTGTTTTCTGCTGATACAAGCACGCCCTTGCCGTACTTCAGATCAATGATCTCCATCGTACCGTCAGCAATGATTACGCAGTCACCAGTACCAAAACCTTCAGGCACATACTCGGTAAGGTTTAACTTATGTTCGAGGTAGATCACTGCATCCCTGGTATGTGACTGTGCTTCGTAAAAGCGTTCCAGGACAAACACAGAATAAGATTCTGCATGTTCCTGCATTGCTGTGTCGAACAATTCATTCGCTTCGATCTTTTTCAGGTCCCGCTGGTAAACCTGTTTACTGATCCGCTTTAGTTTATGTTTCAGGATTAGTTCACCAAGCGAGTGCGCAAGTGTGCCTTCCTCTGCAACCTTTCCCGCTTTGTCGGGGAACTGTTGTTCGAGTCTTGCCGAAGGCGTACACGATAACCAGCGATGCGCACCCGAAGGTGAAAGAATAGCGTGTGCACTCATGTTAAGCAGCTTTAATTTTATCGTATACTTCTTTGAATTGGTCCGGCTTAAACTCGCTGAGTTTTTTCACACCGTATTCGTCGAGAATTGCTTTCACCTTTTCCTGTTTACCCGCGTCTTTCTTTTCCAGGTATAGCTGGCGGATATCAGTAAAAGAAATCTCCTGAGCCGTTTCCTGTGCTGTTGCTTCCGGTGCCGCAGCTTGTGCAGGAGGTGTTTCTTTTACCTCTTCTTTTACAGGCTCTGTTTTTTGTGCTTTAGATGCCTTCGCAGGGGAAGCAGTCATTTCTTTAACGGGTGCCTGCTGGCCACCGGAAAAGCCTTTCAATAATTCGATCACGGCCGGATCGAGAGTGATCGTGTGTCTAACTAAGATTTCCATGATTCTGATTTTTGATTTATGATTTTGTTTAAAAGGTTTTTACTGTTGCAGTGCTTCGCCCAGCCATAGTAGGAAACAACGGACTGCATTCTCGGCGCTTTAGCTACCATGCGGGCAAAACGTTTCTTAATGCTTTTACGCAGCAGTGTGTGCGTGTGATAAAACTTATAGCCTACGAAGTCGATACCTCTTGCATGAACCGGAAACACCTGGTAGTTTTCTTTTACAGTTAGTTTTAACCTGGTTGATAAATAGATTCTGATCTCGGTAAGCAATTCATGCAGATGTTCTTTGTTATCGGAAAGGATCACGATATCATCTGCGTATCTGAAGTAATAACGGACTTGCATTGTTTCTTTGATCCAGTGATCAAACCAGGTGAGGTAATAGTTAGCAAGGAACTGAGACAGATAATTTCCTATCGGTAATCCTTCTGCGCTATCGATCACTTCATCCAGTAACCAAAGAAGATCTTCGTCTTTGAATTTTCTGCGAAGCAGGTTTTTAAGGATAGTGTGATCAACAGAAGGATAGAACTTTTTGATATCAAGCTTCAAACAATATTTCGTTGCTGCTTCATCGTTCAAAGCCTTTCTAAGATTTCTTGCAGCCTTGTGGATGCCTCTTTTTTTAATACAACTGTAAGTATCAGCTGTGAATGTTTTAACGAACACCGGTTCGATGATATTCATCACGGCATGATGCAGGATGCGATCAGGGTAATAAGGAAGACGGAAGATCTCTCGCTCTTTCGGCTCGTAAATTTTAAACGTTGTGTACGGAGAGGTCTTGTAGGTTTTATTCTTTAGCGACTCATGAAGCGCTAGTAAATTCTCCTGCCAATTGCTTCTGTGTTGAATTACTCCGTACTGGCCAGACTTGCGCTTTGATGCTTTCAAGTCTGCCAGTTGGAGATTTTCCAGTGTGATAATCCGTCCGTATATATTGCTGATCCGTTTCATTCTTTGCTTCAATTGAGTCGCGTTCCTTTGCAGTACCGGCGCCTCGTTTCTTATGTTTATTTTTTACCTTGTTGGTAGGGTCTGTACTTTCAAAAATTTTGCAATTGCGGGAGCTGACATTCGAGTTGTTGTAGTTGTAGTTGACGTTATTCAGACGAAAGCCAGAACTAAAGAGGCTCGAACTTCGCTACGTGTTAGTACACAACCTTAATATGATTCCATCCACGGTTCGGTTGTTTTGAACCAGATGATAAAGCGTCTTATCAGGCGTTTGATCTTTCTCACAACAGCATGAACTCTTTGTATAACTTTTTTATCTGTGGTTGTTTCACTGCCCACTCAGCTAACTCCCTACTCCGGAAGCAAAGGCGGGAGCCGACATTCGAGCAGTCGTAGCCGTAGCTGACGCAAAACAGACGAAAGCCAGAACGGTTATCGCTATCTTTATTCAAATCCCACCAGCCGTAATATTTTGGTTGATTCGTGTCCTGCCAATTTGGTTTCCAGTCCCCGTTCAAAGCCTGGACAATGATCATCAGTTTTCCTATTGCGATGAGTGCTTTTGCATGCTGCTTTGGAAAGCCAACAACTTTAGGAGTTGCCTTCGCAGGATCCAGTTTGAGCGCCTTACATGCGGCCTCGAATGTTTTGATTTTTGGTTGTGACATTGTAGATGATTATGCAGTGAAGAATTGTTTATACAGGTCGAAGAATTGTGCAGCTGCGTATTCCGCTACTTCCCTTTTTTGGAAGCAAAGGCGGGAGCCGACATTCGAGACGTCGCTGCAGTGGTAGTAGACGCCATACAGACGAAAGCCAGGTTTATTCATGTAAAACCAAGGGTAATACTTAGGTTCGTTAGAATTATTCCAATCCGGTGTCCATCCTTCGTTCAATGCCTTTATGATCACTTTTAGTTTACGATAGGCAATTTCATCTTCACTCATTTCATCATACCCAATTATTTCTGAACTGATGCCTAACACTTCACACGCATCACCGTAGGTTTTAACGCGATCAGTAATTTTTTGTTGAAAGAATTTTTCACCGAATGTATCGTGAAGCATAGCCTTGAATTCTGATGAAGCAGTAGAGTAAAGCTTCAAGGCATTCTTTTCGTCAATCTGTAAATTTTTCATCTTGTATATTTGTACTATCGCTTGAATAAATTTTGTTTAGGTGAAAAAGCCCGGTTTCCTCCACGTTGCCGGGCTTTTAATTTTACTCTCCTTCACTTTCCGTTTCTTCTTCTGTGCTTTCTGTTGGTACCGATGGATCGATGTCATCCGGACGATTGAAATGTTTGTTCATGTTTCTTGTTTTTGAATTATGAATAAAAAAGGATCTCTATTTTTCGATGAGCATCTGGCTCAGTTCAGAAACCTCCTTCAACCTTCTCTCATTAGCACTGTAGTAAACGAACCTTCCTTCCCTGGTTGTTTTTACAAATCCCTGCTTTCTCAGGATGGCCAGATGCGAAGAGGCTACTGATTGTTCCAGGCCTAAATCTTTATACAGTTGGGTAACACAAACCTTCCCATGTCTGAGCAAGTATCCATAGATCTCCCTACGGAGCTTGTGGTTGATGGCTCTGAGCACTTGTGAGGCTTCCTTGATTTGGGTTATCTGTATTTGCATAAAATGTTTTTTTAAAAGAGGCCAACGTGGAAACATCGGCCGTTGATTTGGTTAGGACATTTCACATCCTATCTAACGATTGCTAGTATGAAAAAGAACTTGATTTCAATTGATGCCGGAAGTAGAAACAACCGGCCGATATGTTTAACAACAATTCGAGAGCGATTCAACCAGGCTAACGGCTTCCTCACCTATTGCTTTCACTAATTCTTTCCTTGCATCCCGTGCCTGATCTTTTAATTCAGTAATCAACTTTTTGAAACCTCCCACGTTTCTACCGGATAATCCTTCTCGGATGGAATATCCGATTGCTGTATCATGGTCGGTTTGCGATAGTATTTTATAGAGTCGTTGATATTTCTCGTTGTTGGTTTCTTTTCCTTGTATGGAATAGCCCATGTTATCAGGTAAAGAATTCCTATGATCAGTATTATTTCCATATAGCGATTGGTTTTGTTTCATTGTTACTGTCCTTTTTAGTATACCTCCTTTGCCTACTTCCCACCTGTAAATCTCATCACCGCATGGACTGAAATGAGCTACGATCATGAACAATACCGTACTGAGTATAGTAAGTGCTACAGGTAGTAAAATCCATATTGGAGGCATAGTGTTTGGTTTTTAATAACCGAGATTTTTTTGCGGCCCTACATGGCCTTTTTTCATTACAGGATAATTACCACACTTGTCCTTTCTATAGAGTATTCCACAGTTACACGCCTTAGACGTTATCCCATAAGCAATAAGGCCCACGATCAACATTCTTTTTATAAGAAATCGGATGATCATTCGTAAACAGGGTAACGGGTGATTAATAATTCACAGCTTCTGATCAGGTGCGCATCACACAAAGCGTCCGTAAACGTGTACCGCATGGCGCGGGACATTTCCAGCAGCTTTTCACAGCTTTTCAATTGCTTCATCGTAACACAACTATTGATCGTGTTAAGGATGAAATAGTACACTTCCGCAGCGTTGATCTTTTTCATCGTTTACCAAGGATTTTATGTTTAACACAAGCCTTTATAATCTTCCTTCTGATCACTGCAGTCATACCCGCATTTACAATCCACTTGCCTTCTTTAGGACTATAGAACCAGGTATGCTGAACTTCACTCACATTAACTGCGTGCATGAATAAATGCCAGATGATTATAGAGCATAGAAGAGCAGCAGCAATGAATATTAATTCTATTGAGAAGCGGATCAGCAAACCCTTTGCACACTTCTTTGCATCCTTAATGAAGGAATGCTCAAACTGCACTGGCTCGAAGCTGTAAGGAATAGATGTTGTGCTCATGGTTGGACCTCCTTTTCGCCGGTTGCTTTGGCAATGAGGTTTTTTACTTGTTCTACAAATGGCAAGTCCAATCCGCAAACATCAAAATCCGTTTCTGTGTAGAGTTCTAGCAACTTGGTAAGGGATTCGAGCAATTCAGGTGCAGCAGCTATTAGTCGGGCGTTCACTTTCCAAGCATACCTGCTTGCTTGGCGACCCGTGTAACCTTTGGAAGGCTCTTGACAAATAACCAGTTTGTCACTTACAACCCCTGGAAAATCTAATTCATCTTCAGGAGCGAACCACGGCCCTGGTGTGTGTTGTGTTTTCATACTACATCCCTCCTTTCTTTTTCCTCTTCCATCATTCTTTCAATTTCTTCATTCACATCCT